GCCGGCATTACTGGTTATCGTCGATAACGACGAGGGTAACCCACGCCGACCCGGGCTTGTAAGTCTGGGTGGTTACGCGGACGTTCTTCCCGCCGGCCACGATCTTCTTGCCCTGGGCAAGGGACGGGATGGGGGAGCCGCCGACGATGATGGCCGTGGATGCCCCTACGGAGCCGTCTGGGAGGCTCCAGGAGGCCGTTGCGGCGGGGAGGCGGACGTTGTACTGGGTTCGCTCCATATAGCCCCCAGGCTCAAGCACGGTCTGGACGGCGGGGTCGGAGATGAGGCACTTGAATGTAATTGCTCCAGAGTTGGCCGACCCGGCCACGCCGAAGTCCGCGATCATCTCCTTCGCATCGGGGAGGAACTCAGCGTACAAACTCATAACCCTGCGGAGATTGGCAAACAGGCACAAAAAAGGGGCCCCTTGCGGAGCCCCCGTTTGTTTACTGTCAGGCCGATTAGGCGGCGGTGACGTAACGGACGGCCGAGGTGCCGCGGCCCTTGTTCGCGCCGATGAGGATCTGAGCGATGCAACGGATGTTGCCCGTTTCAGCCTGACCGACGAGAACCTGGACGGAGAGACCCGACTCGGCGGTGGCGACGCTGGCGTTAAAGCCGGCGATTTCAGCCATCGGAACACCAGTCGCGACCAGCAAGGAATCCGGGCCCATGGCCACGCCCGCGAGATTCTCGACGTTCGGGATCTGGTTCCACTGGTAGATGTCCATGCCAGCGACCTGACCGACGTTGCCGGTGGTCACGATGGTGTTGGCGCTCGGGTTGAGGGAGCTGACGAGGGAGGCCGAGTTACGGAGGCTCTTGAGGTAGCCGTTGCCGAGGAGGAACGAGCGGGGCTCGCCGGCCTTGGCCGTGTCGAGGAGGAACTGAGCCTGGGTCACGTCGTCATAACCGAAGTCGCCGAGGGCGACGATCTCGTCGGTAGCGAAGTTGGCGGTCGTGAAGACGGCGCCGATTTCTTCCCAGCACTTGTCGACGATGGCCTGAGCGGCGGTCTTCGCGTAAGCGTTGATCAGGTACTGCATGCCGTACTCCTGGATGTCGAGGGGGGAGAACTCGTCGACATACTTGAAGTGCTTCAGGGTGACCGAGCTGGACGTCATGGTTGCGCCATCGACATCAGCGAGGGTGTTGGTCGCCTTGTTGAACTCCGAGGCCGTGCCCGAACCCATGATGGGGACGAAGACGGTCTTGCCAGCGCGGCCGACGGAGGCCGAGAGGTTGGTCGAGACGTTGTTGAGGATGGGCAGCTTGCCGGCGACGGTCTGGACGATGTAGTCAGACAGGATAGCCGGAGCGGTAGGGAGGACGGTAGCCATAGTTATATGTATTTAGGGAGTGAGGGTTAGAGGGAAATGAGAGCGGCCTTGTGCGCGTTGAAGAACGCAATGCGGGCCTGACCAGCAGGGAGGGCGAGGTAAGCAGCCTTGACGTCGGCGTTGCTCATCTTCGCGGGCGAGTCGCCCTTGGGAAGTTCGACCGGCTCCGTGCCGAAGGAGGCCACGATCTTGGCGGCTTCCTTGGAGGCGGTGGCCTTGCCGGCTTCCAGCTCTTCGACCTTGGCCTTTAGCTCGGAGGCTTCCTTAGCGGAGGCTTCCAGGGCGGCGGTCAGTTCGGAGAGCTTGGCGTCCTTCGACGCGGCTTCGACCTTGAGGGCTTCGGTTTCGGAGGAAGCGCCGACGGTGAGTTTCTCCACGGTAGCGCGGAGGTCGTCGCGTTCAGCGGTGAGGCCGGCGAGCGAGGCCGCGGCCTTAACGAGCTGTTCTTAGATGGTCATGTTAATCCTGCGGATATTGGCAACCGAAGCGGTCGGTGCGACTTCCTCTTCGACCTCGTCTTCGACCTCTTCCTCTTCCTCGACGACCTCGGGGACATCTTCGGGGGCCATGACTTCGACGCCCAGGGCGGCAACGGCCTCGCGAGTGTCCGGGCGGTTGTCGATAAACAGGTCGACCACGCGGCCGGCATCGAGCTCGGCCTTAATGACCTTCGACTTGAACGCCGGGGCCTCTTCGCCCGAGTCATTCATGATCAGGCCGTCGTACTCAAAGCCGATTGCCTCAAGGTCGGCCACGGTCTTCTCGCGGTCGGACTCCGGGCGATTGGTCAACACGACCACCTCTTCGGCGGTCTCGTCGATAAAGCGGACGACCTTCTCGACGGGCTGGCCGTCTTTCAGGATGGTGTCGTCGATGTCAGTGAAGATGCGGGGCATGTTAGAAAGAAGCTAGGGCTTTGGAGAAGGAGTCGGCGAGGCCGGTCACGAGGCCCTGGGCGGCGGCTTGCTTGCCCGAGAAGACCTGACCGCGGAGAGCGGAGTCGGCGACCATCTTGCGCTTGTTGCGGATGGCGGCCTTGAAGTCTTCATGGATCTCGTCGACGGAGGCCTGGAGATCGGCCATCTGCTCGTCGGAGAGGGACGTGCCCTCGATGCCCGCTCCCTTGAGGGGAGAGCCGGTCGACTTGATGACGACCATACGAACGCCTGAGGCCTCGTAAAGTTTGCTCATGTCAGGGATGGCCATGTAGACGCCCACGCTGCCGACGGTGGCCGAGGGGGAGGCGACGACGCGGTCGGCCTGAGAGCCCAGCCAGTAAGCAGCCGACGCCATTTCCGAGTCCGTGTAAGCCATGGTCGGCTTGCCGAGGTCGCGAATCTTGTTGGCCAGTTCCTCGACGCCGGTGACCGTGCCGCCAGGGGAAGAGATGTTAAAGGCAATCTTCTCGACCGCAGGGTCGGCAGCCATTGCGTCGAGCGTGGCCGACAGGTCGTTAACGTCGACCGCGCCCATCATGCGCTCTAGGGGCGAAAGGCCTTTGCCGATGACGCCGGCGATAGGGATGACGCCCACGCCGTCGACGATGTACGGGGCAGGGGCCACGCCGAAGAGCTGCGCGAGCATGTCGGAGAAGCCGAACTTCTCGGCGAGCGCCGCGTGGTCTTGGGCCTTGGACGGGTCGATGAGCATCGGCTCACGGCCCTTGAGAGCATGGGAGAGGAATCGGGTCATTTCTTTTCGTTAAGGGATGTGCCGGGCAGAGGCTCGGCGGTGTCGACCGCGGCGACCGTGCCGAGCGGGGTATTCGTCGGACGGAAGAGCAGCTCGAACGGGATGCCGTACTGCTTGGCCAAGTTCTGGATGTGGGCCATGTCGGCCGCACGCTTCTCCATCTCGGAGCGGAAGTCTAGCCCGCGCTGGCCGTACAGCTCAGACATGGACATGAGTCCCATCTCAATGTCGGCCCGGTCATTCGCGGCCTCGCGGCCAGCGTCAACGGTGACGGACTTCGGGGTCGTCCAGGATGCAGACCACCAGCGGGGGTCGTCAGGAATCTCGCCCTTGGCGATGCCGTCGGCGATGATGTATTCCCAGGTCGGCTGGCAGAAACGCTCGATGACGATGTTCTGGTACTTGCCGAAGACGCGAGCGGCCTTGGCGGTCACGAGCCTGACAGCAGCTCCGCCCGCCGAATTTGGATCCTTTACAAATTCGTAAGGGAGGATGGCGCAAATGTCTTTCTCCAGCGCCGCAAGGAAGCCGACGAAGGTCGAGTTCGGGCGCTTGCTCTCGAAAGATTCAAACGAGTCTGAGCTCTCCATGACGATGGCCTTGCCGCCCATCTGGCTGGCGATGTTCTCGGCCGAGTTGTGATTGGAGGAGATCTCGGAGGCCGCGTCTTCGTCGAGGAAGCCGGAGCCCTTCTTGATCACGCGGGTCACGTCGCCGTTATCCTTCACGGCGCGTCGTTCCAGTTCGAGGATTTCCTTAACGTCCTGGACGGCGTTGAGCGAAGACTGGAGGGTGGGGACTCCGCGGGAGCCCGAGGCCGTCTCCATGTCGACGATATGCATGACCGACTGGGCCTCGACCTTGCGGGAACCGCCGTCGGCCTTGTAGACGTTGTAATAAGTCGGCTCGTTATACTTGCCGAAGCCGATGCCGTCCCAGCAATCCGAAGGGGTGTCGGCGTCCGTAGGGTCGCCCACGCGGTGGGCCTCGATGATCTGCGTCTTGGCCTCGCCGTTCAGTTCGGCCTTAAGGCAGAAGGCGTCGCCGTCGCGGAACATGGCCCGGGTGACGATGGCCTGAGATTGGAAGAAGGATTTGCCGGAGACGTCCAGGCTCTTGGCCTTCATGGCAAAGTACTCCTCATGCAGGCGGGCCGTCTCGGGGTTCTCCGCGTGGGACTGCCACTTGATGCCGTCGCCGACGACGTAGATACAAAGGTCGTTAAGGATTTGACGGAAGAGCGAGGACTCCCGCTCCGCCCATCGGCACTTCTTGACCATCTCGTTGCGATCCCACGGCGAGAGGTCGCGGCGCATGTCGTCCGGCTGCGGAGCGTAAATGACGCGACGAGCGTAGGTCTGGACGGTCGAGCCCCACTGGTTCCCGCTGTACTGATTGTTAAAGGTCGCTCCGCTCGACGCGGCCGACGCCTGGGGCGACGACTGGGTTCCCTTTTTCTTCGGGAGTTTGACGGAGGCTTTCTTGCGGGGGGCCATAGATTATTCGTAACGGTTATCCCATCGGGTGTAAACCATCGTCGCGCGGCGACCGTACTTGCCCGGGTCGAGGCGGCTCAGGGCGAACATCGCTTCGTTAAGCATCTCCTTCGGGGGAAGGCTGAACTGTTTGGTCGCGGAAGACCCGGAGTCACTGTAACTCATGAGGGTCTTCCCGTCCATGATCAGGGAGAGCGCCTTCGACTTGAGGTCGAGCAGCTCGCATTCAGTGAGGCCGATAAAATACCCTTGAGCCATTTGTCCTGCGTAAATTGGCAACGAAGGGGCGGCGACGCCCATGTCCACGCCACGAGCTCTTCTTCTCGCAACCCATAGACGCCGCCGCTTGCATTCACTCTCCTCATGCCGGCGAGGAAGGCAAGTCGGTTTCGGTCGTTTCCTTCCCGACGATGCCCCAGCGCACGGCGGCCAGAAGGCCGAGCAGCTCGCAGTCGAAGGCATGGTTATCCTTCTTCCCCTGGGGGAGCAGCCATTGGGGCTTACCCGTGCGCCTATCCTTCACCCTGACTTCGGCGTTCATCTGGTCGACGTAGTCCTGCCCAGCGTCCAGGGAATAGGTAAAGACCTTGCGGGAGCGGAGGCCGTGCAGGAGGTCTTTGCCGGCAAGGTTAGACCATACGATCAGGACGGCCCGCGTCTGGAGACCGGGAACCATGATGGTCTGCTTATCCGAATAAAATCGGCGGGTGCTCTTCCCGTCCTTGGTCGTCACGGCGAAGTCTTCGTTACCCGACCCCTTCGCACACTTCCAGCCACGCATCGCCGTCTGCCGATAAACGTCTTGCGCCGCGTCCCCGGAGTCCACGCAGACCAAGGCATTATGTACCCCATGTTTCTTGATGAAGGCCTCGACGTCCTGCCATGTGTCAATCTTGGCGAAGGCCTTGAGGCGGCTATGCCCGGTCTTCGACCAGCGCCGAACGACGCAAAAAAAGTGGCCTCGCTGCACGTCCACGCCGGCCGTCCGAAAAGGAAACGAGCCCTCAGGCGCTCCCTCGCGTTCGGTCACGCGGCCCTTAGGGGTGATGACTGACTCTCCCTCCCAGTCGTCGGTCATGTTATAGTTTGCGGCCTGGGCGATGTTCACGATCTCTCCGCCCTCCTCCGCCCATGGCAGGGCAAGGCGCTTCTGCTTGAACTGCCGGCGGGCATCCTCGTCGCCGTAGACGTCGGCCGCTTCCTTCGCCTTGATCATCATCACGGCCAGCTCGCCCCAGCTCATCGTCGCGAGACTGTTCCAATGCAGTCCGATGTGCCCGGAGTTAGCGGCCGAGGCGGTAGCGACGAACGCCCCACGGCGGTTCGCTTCCAAGCGCGTGGCGTTATTGTCAGGGAGACGAGCCTGACAGCCGGCGCATTCGTAGGTCGTGCCGACGCTGACCTTCTGCAAGTCCCATGATCCAGTCGTCTTGGCCTCGTCGGGGAAGCGGACTTGCTCCCATAGCCAGGGCTGAAGGTGGTCGCATGTCGGGCAACGGAAGTTCCAGTCGCGTTGGTCGGTCGACTCGTGCAGCTGATGAAACTCCTGACCAGCCCGTCCGCCCTGGCTCATGAAGATGCGCTTGCCCATCCAGCCGAACGCCGTGACGCGTGCGCTCAGTTCCGCAAGGTGTCCGCTCGGGGCCATCCAGCATTCGTCGGCGATTGTATAACGCAGGGAAAGGCGTTGAAGGTTGGACTCATTCCACAGGCCTCGGCAGTAAAGCGTCATGCGGTCGAAGTCCGTCGTCGTCGAGCGATCCATATCGTCGAGCGAGATGCGGGCCTTCACCGGCGGGCAGTTGTTCCAGACCGGGCGCATGTAGCGAAGGGCGAAGTCCTTTGATTCGGCGTCCGTACTTTGAAAGACTGCCGTTGGGCCGGGAGCGTTCGCGATAATGTGGCAAGTAAACAGGCGGGCGAAGAGGGACTTGCCAGACTGGATGCTCGCGAGAATGGTCATCATCTTCGTCTCGGGGTCGGCCGCGATGCGCAAACTCTCGGCGATCCACGGCGTGCGGTCGGAGCGGAACGGCCCGGGCATCGGCGAGTCAGGGATGGCGAGGACGTTCTCCTCCAGCCACTCGACCACGTCGCCGGAGTCCGAAGGCCTGAGCACGTCACGGCCTACGCGCAAGAGGTCGGCCTTGTTCATCTGTCGAGGCCGTGCTCCTTAAGCAGTTTCCAGAGTTGGTCGGAGAAGGTCGAGTACTTTGGCCGCTTGTCCTTGAACGGACGCGAAGGCTTCGGCATCGGCTTTCGCTTGGGCTTACGCTTCTTCATTCGCGGAGAGGTCGGCCTTAGTCCGGCGTACCCAAGACTCGATCGCCTTCACGGCCTTCGCCGGGTTCTCGGGGTTGCATGACTCGGCCACGTCCAGGGCCAGCTTGTCGAGGCGGTTGACGACGTCGCCCATCAGCTGACGCATGGCCTCGCTCGCTTCCTTCGACGAGATGTAGTCCTTAGCCAGGATGAGCCGGCGCTCTTGCTCCTCCTCCAGGGCGACCAGCGTCTTGAGCGATTGGTTGTAGGCCGTTTGGTACTTCCCTTGATTGGGATCTCCGCCCTCCATGGACGCGAGCCATACGCCGCGGGCCCGGGTGACCAGCGTCCGATGCTCGCCGATCGTATCGGCCAAAGTTCCGTCGTCGAGCTGCGCCGGCGCGGCCTTCGGAGCCTGAGCCCTGCGGGCTTCCTCGCGTTGAGCCCTCCATGCCAGGGCGGCTTCGACCGAGTCCGTCGGCATGCCCTCGCGTTTGAGCACGCTCACGCGCTGCGGCGTGATGTTCAGCGCCGTGCCAATCTCGAGGTTGCTAGGTTTACGCGTCATGACTGAGTGCTGGAGTTCCCCCGTTTGCTGTTTTGGTCAAAACCTTCGTTT